ATGTGCTAACAAGTTCTTGTAAAACTTCATCTGACATTATTATGTTACCTCAACTACAAAATTGACATCCACTGGAAACCATCTGACCCCTACGTTTCATCGATTTTCTTCCACCATAATTGTTGTTTTGCCTGTGTAAGTATTAGTCACATGAATGCCACGAATATCCTCATGAAAAAACTTGGCGGAACTTTCTAATCGTGCTGCCAACTCAGTTTTAAATTCCTCTTCGTTGGTGAAAGCTTCGTAGGTAATGTACTCGACAGTATGATCGGGATAGCCGTGACCCGGACATTCACGAGATCGTTGATCGCCAGGAATAGAAGCACTGGAACCGGCAATAATAGCCCAATGTTCTCCAGTTGGAAGTTCAATTGGTTTGTGTACGAAATTCATAATACTCCCTTTCATTGGCATATTAAAATCCTTTCTTAATTACGTCGATCCAGCCTTGTGTCTGGCTCTTTAAATTCTTCGACGGTTTTACTTTCTTTGCATCTTTCCAGGCCGCAAACAACACATCATACGAACTGGATGACAATGACACTTTAGGTCGTTTACTAATTTTTTTCAATAATTCCTGGTATTCGGAGGCAGCAGCTTCCAATTGTTTGAGTTTAGCCAATTCCTTTTTTGTTACTTTTCGTTGATCTAATTGGTAATCAGCCGGATCAAAGTCACATCGTAACCGGATGATATCACTTTCGTAGATGATAATTGTATCGCTCATATTAAACTCCTCTTAGCAAACAAATTATGCGCCTCTACTTGGTTGATTTGACGCATATTACCATCTGGCATAGCTTCCCACCAATTATTAGCGCCACCATTTCCACGATTATCTCGCTGTCCAGATCGTAAGATCGATCCTGGATAGGCCATAATTTCCACTTCGCCACCAGAATCATCTCCGATATATCCGCCCCATGATATTTCTGGTTTGCCACCAACAGGCCAAGATGTGATTACACCGATCCACGGTCTGCTGTAACGGCGTTTGTTGTAATCGCCATATGATTCACTATAACGCATTTTTTCGCTCATAAAATTAACTCCTTTTAAAACTTACTCAAATACTGTCGAAAATTAAGCGATGTGTCGATAGGGCATCTTATTCCAAAATTTCTTAGGAACAAACTTTGCGGCAGATTTGCAATCGTAATGAAGGGGATTTTTACAACCCTCGTTATTCCAATCCTGGAATCTCGCCTTCGACCGAAACGTGAACGGGGTTCTACAATAAGGACATAACACCCTCATTGTGTTTGTAATTCTCTTCATGCCTCTATCGTACCAAAAACCAGTTCAAATGTCAAGTAGCTACATCAATTATTTTTTTGAAACTGTATCAAAAAATAGTTTTTGACTGATCGTTGATAGAAGTCTCGATGCGGAAACTGGTTTGATTCTATCGATTACATCGTATTCTGTACCAACTAGTGCAGCAAATTCAACTTCAAATTTTTGAAATCCATCGTAGTATCGTATATAAACGTAATCTACTTTAGGGCTTTTTGTAACTCTAAATCGAATCCCATCACCCATACACATCGGTTGACCTGCACCCCACATTTTATAAATGGCTGGAGAACTAGTAACTAATTTAGAAAGAGTTGTAGCAAATTTTGTATACATATATCATTAACTGTCTGTCGGCATACCTCAACAGACTCCACTAGCAGTATACTAAAAGAAAAATTCGTTGTCAAGTAAAATGTTGGCTGTGCAGAATATTCTAAGAGTATTATAGATACTAAAGTTTTCCTTTTTCCGTTGCACTTCATATTGTACCGATTTTTTTAATTTTGTCAAGTAGTTATTTTTGCAAGGTAAATACATAAGAAGGTACATCATTATATGCCAACGCAACCTATTGGAATGGTTCAAAATCAACCGACAGACATCAATTTTTTGAACACACATCGATTTCGTTTAATATTAAGTCGTGCGCCAAACTTGAAATATTTCGTCCAGAAGTGTAATTTGCCAGCTATTACAGTTGGTAATGCCACCCAAAATACTCCTTTTCTTGACATTCCGATTGGCAGTGCTAAAATTCAATATGCAGATCTTGTTTGTTCTTTCCCCGTAGACGAGCAAATGGGTAACTATAAGGAAATTGCTGATTGGATGATCGGAATCAACTTTCCAAAAGAATTTGGGCAATATGAGGATCTGATAAAAGGTGAAGGAGTATATTCGGACATCGCTTTAATGGTGCTCGATTCCAATCACCAACCAATCCATGTTGTTAAATTTAGAAATGCTTTTCCGGTTTCTCTTTCGGAAATTGATTTTGATTCAACAGTAACAGATACAGTAATTCCGCTTGTTACTGTTACTTTTAAATATATGTTATTTGAATTCGATGAAGTTAATGCAGATTCGACAACAGTTACTCAAGCCGACGAATTAAATTGACAATTTTAAAAGTGATGGTACAATAACATCATGCACAATAGTATGCACATTAATGATTTAATGGATATGGTTGAAAAAGAAGTGGGTTGCCCAATACAACGAGAATATGTTGATTGGGAATCAGGTCGAACCCAACAGCTTCATCAAAAATATCGTAAACTTTTATATTTCGAAAAAGTTGTGTTAAACGAGATGAAATCTGGAATGGCTCCATTGATTCGAGATAAAAAAGAGTATTATACGGGCAAGGCTCCCGAAGAAGTATACAAAGAAAAACCATTTCCTTTGCGTTTGGACACAAAAGGTAGTCGAGTTCTGCGAGAGGAATTAAGTATGTACCTTGATGCCGATCCTGAAATAATGGAAGCAAAAAGATTGATAAATTTACAAGAAGAAAAAGTGGAATATTTGAAAGATACTCTTAACGATATTATCAGACGCAGTTTTCATTTGAGTAATATTATGAAGAGTTTAATGTTCAAACACGGATTGGATAGTACAAATCAAATTTTGGAGTTAGATGATCCCGAAGAAATGGATTGATTCTTTTTGTGCCAGGAACAGTTTACATTTCGAAAATTAACGAATCATACATTCGAATTAGAACCGACAGATCAATTCTTATGGAATTGTCTGACCAGTTTTCGTTTACAGTTCCGAATGCACATCATATTGAATCGGTAAAAAATCATTGGTGGGACGGAAAAATCAGATTATTTGATATGCGTTCCGGTGCGCTCTATTATGGGTTGCATACGCACGTTAAACAATATTGTGACAAAAACGGATACGATTGTATCTACGAGACACCAATCGATGCCGAAAGCCCATTTTCTGTAGATGAATTTAATCAGATGGTAAAAGCTCTGCATCTGAGTGCTACTCAAGATGGTGTGCGTGTTGATATATCGCCATATGATTACCAAGAACACGGAATTATTCACGCAATCCAAGCTAACAGATGTTTATTGTTATCGCCAACAGCTTCAGGTAAATCTTTATGCATTTATATTCTTTTACGATATTATCTTGCAAAGACAACTGGAAAGATATTGATAATTGTACCTACTTGCAACTTGGTTCAACAGCTTTATGAAGATTTTCAAGATTATGCGACAAAAATAAAATGGAATACTGAAGAATTTTGTCATCTTATTTTTGAGGGAAGTGAACGATTAACTGACAAACGGGTAACGATTACAACATGGCAAGCGTTGGCTGTTAAGGAGCGACTTCCAAAAGAACAAAGACAAAGAATGACGAAAGCTCAAATCAAAAAATGGAATAAAACGGCACCGTATATTCTCAATGAAGACTTTTTTGCGGAATTTGATGTTGTGTTTGGTGACGAAGTTCACAAGTTCAGTTCCGACAAATTTGATGGCGGCGAACTCATGGAAATTATGAATAAGATGTCCTATGCAAAATACAGAATAGGAACGACGGGAACACTTAAAGACGAAAAAATACATCATCTTATTTTAGAAGGACTTTTTGGAGAGGTATACCAAACAATCACAACGAGAGAAATGATCGATACCGGACGAGCAGCCGAGTTGTTTATCAAATGCCTTATTTTGCAATATTCTGATGAAGATCGTAAGTCGATGCGTAAGAAAACCTATCAAGAAGAAATGGAGTTCATTCAGGCGCACGAAGGTCGCAGCAGGTTTATCAGAAATTTGGCATTGTCGTTAAAGGAAAATACATTAGTTTTGTTTGCGAAAAAAGAGAAACATGGAAAAATTCTTTTTGACATGATTCAACAAAGTGCTGAAGGAGATCGTAAAATCTTCTATGTGGACGGCGACGTTGAAACCGACGAGCGCAACCAAATTCGTAAAATTACCGAAAACGAGACAAACGCTATCATTGTCGCATCATATCAAACATTCTCCATCGGAATGAATCTACGTAACTTGCACCATGTTATTTTTGCAAGTCCATTTAAATCTGAGATTCAATTGGGGCAATCAATCGGACGTGGCCTGCGTTTATCCAAAGACAAAGATAGGATGACTCTTTACGACGTTGTTGACGATCTATCAATTTTAAATAAAGCAAAAACAATGACAGAAGATAATTACTCTTTAAAACATTTCGCAGAAAGGCTTGTCATTTACAATACGGAACAATTTGATTATCGGCAATATCGAATACGGTTAGATTGATGCGCAGACCAACGATAAATATAAACTGCTTAGTGGTCTAACAGCAGGTGAATAACAGGCCAGAATAGTAGTTTGATGGCAATTAGGACTAAAAGTATAAATCCACCCCAAACTATGCCAATAGCAATTAGAAGTTTTACGATTTGACCAATAATTTTACATATACTCCCGCTCAACAGCAGGATCATCACAACGATAATCAGTAGGAAAAGTACCATTTCAATTTTAATCATATCACACTTTAGGTACATGTGTCAAGTCTAAAATCTTGACATAATTAAAAAGTGTGTTATTATATTGGATGAAAAAGGTGTGGTTTACCTTAATTATAATAAAACCAGAAGGAAGGATGAATAAGCAAAACCAAACAAAAACACAAAT